AGTGCCAACAACAGGCAAATCAGCTTCATTAGCCAGCTCTACCCAAGAACCGCCATGTGCAAAGAACATAGCGCCTTCGCCATGGACATGAGCTATCATCCCATGATTGTCAGATGCAGATGGCAGATCACCTGTAGCTGAATATACATGCACAATCTGCAAGTCTTTAGCGGCAGGGCTAATAAACACATAAGCAGACCCAGACAGGCTTAACAGAGAACCTGTGCTGCTTTCAGTCAATGTGCGAGAGAGAGTGGTGCCAGACGATGTATATACGCCCGTTCCAATCTCCCAGTTGTTACCATCTTCGATGACGTACCTGACAGTCGCCCCATCAGATACGCCAGAGTTAGCGAAAGATTGGTATCCTGCAACCGCTGAACCTAAAGTTACAGTTCCAGTGCCAGTTGTGGCTGTGGACATCTTCGCACGGTTTACAAGAGTTACCATAATCTTCCCTCATCCTCTAAAAGTATTCTAAACTCAGCTTATGCTGGATCAGGGATACCGATCTTGAATGAAGCGAGAGAGAATGTGTTTCCGCTTGTTACCGACTGGGATGCAGTCAAAGCACCTGTAACCAGAACGCGGGAGTTGGAAGTGTCAACCAACGCATAGTGAGTAGCAGTACCAGTACCTGTGATGCTGCCATCAGTGATAGCTGCGACTGTTACTTCACGACCGCCACCAGAACGGTCAGCAGGAGCACCAATGGAAAGCGATGTGCTATTTCCAAGTGTGCTAGTGGATGTAGCGTCAGCGTAGCTTGTCGCCTCTTGCGAGGTGACGTGGATTACGTTTGCTTCTGTGTCCAGAACGGTTAGTCCGTTGTCAAAGACTCGGTTGTCAAGAGTAGCCATAATTAAGATTCCTGTGTGTTTTGGTTTGTTTGTTGTTGACCCACTTCGGGGTCATACTCTAAGTCTGCAATATCCATAAGGTCTTTAACAACCTCTGGATGGGAGGATACGTCGATATTAGCTCCATTAAGATTACGCAAGAACGCGGCAACTTCACGGAGATCGTGCGGGGCGACATCACCAGCTTCGATAGTTGGCATCAGGTCATAGTTCAGACCGTTCAACTGCCAGAGGCGCTCGACCAACTGTTTGTTGAGAACGTCCACGATTGCTTGGATGTAACTCTCAAGCGCACGGAGGAACAGGTCTGTCTTCGACTTGGAGAGGGCATAAGAACCCCCAGAGGAACCAAGCAGAAGAAACTCAGAAAGTACAGAACGAGCAATGTCATGCTGGTAACGACTGACGATTGGGTTGATGTCAATGTTGCGTTTACCATTGGATGCCATAAGCTCAATGTCAACTAATCTAGTGGAGGAAGGTGCTCCATCTTTATCGGGGTAGGTGTCGGATGGCAGTATAATGTAACCTTGCTCGTTGAACTTAACGTCTCGTAAGATTTGCTGCAAGTTGTGTACAAATCCTGATTGAGCAGAAGAAGCGTCCCCAGAAAGATACTCAGCGGGAATACGAGCGACAGGAATACCCGCCAGTTCTCGTTCAACCGCAATGGCCTCAATAGCCTGTAAGTTGTTAAGGTACTCGTAAGAAGTATAAGCGTTACGAAGAATACTACGGCCACTTGGATCACCATTTATTGAGGTAGTGCGGTAATACAGTGACTTATTAAGTGGGATATAGTTTCTGCTTGCCATAAGCCCGACTGACTGTTCAATACCTAGAACATCACCAGTCTTTTGATCTACGTCAAACTTGTTTATAGTCCAAGGCGCACGGGCTGCAATCTTACGCACACCAATACGTCCATCTGTGTATTTAGAGTGTTTCTTATCAGAACGCTCAGTTGGGCCAACACGCCGCTTGTAGATAACCTCGAACCAACCGAAGCCATACGACAGAAACGACAAGGCTTCTGCAATGTGGTCATCTAGTGTGTGATCCATGTCATCAAGAACGCTCTTAACGAAGTCAGCTTCCGCTTTAGCTGCATCACTCTCATCAACTGGGTTAACATGGAGGTCAACATCACGAAGGATTTGCTCAACAGAATACATAACAGCGCCAACGGTACTATCATTGTCACGCATCTCACGGTACTTGCGAATGGCTTTCTTGCCACGCAGTTCAGGGAGAAACTCATCAGCACGGATTTGACCGTTATGTGTGTTATCGCCAGCTACACCAAGGGTGGATTTAGCTTTGGCCTCTGAGAGCTTCTTAACCATGAGGTAGGTTCCATTATTATTTCTGTGAAAGTCCCTTGGCACTTGAGTAAGCGAGGGTCAGTTTGGGTTTCGCATATCCGTTAAGTGAGAGGTCTGTAATTGCCCATACACAGGCATCAAGTCTATCTGGGGAGCCAATCGACCCTAGTGGTTCCCATGTTCTCATTTGTGTCTCTAGTTCGTTTAGTGAAGCCCCATCAGGGGGATTAGCCACATGCTTTACTAAACCACGCTCGTACAGTGCCGATACAGGTTCAGCCCTAGCGAACTTACCACGAGATGCTCTAACAGCCTTGTACGGTACTGTAGGGTCTTCTCCGTGGATCGTCTGCTTAACCATATCACCACCTTGGTTAACCTCCGCTACAATACGGTCAGCTTGGTACTGGTGGTATAGTTGAATAGCTTTAAATGCCCAACCCTGCGGTGATAACCTATCAGTGTAATCTCCGAGGACATAAGCAATACCGTTAATGTCAATACCTGCGACAATAATACCCGTCATGTCACTCTCAGCATTAGAGGTAACAGCGGGATCAAGTGCAACGACAATACGGGAAAGGTCTGGGACTGCCTCATGCTTAATTGAGGCGTCATCTAGCATAGCTGTAGTCCACAAGGCTCCTTGAGCTTCTTCTAGGACTTCTGCATAAAGCTCTTGTCTACCTAGTCTAGTCCCTTCGTACTGCTCTTTAACGGCAGTGAGGTATGTGTTAGCTAGGTTAGCTGAGTTATCAAAGGTACTACCAGTGGTAACTACAGTCTTAGGGTCTTTGAGTATCTGACGAATAAGTTTAGTTGGCTTAGGTGTGGTCGTAACCATGATCCTTGGGTGTTTACCCAGACGCATACAAAACTGTAGCATCTGCCAAGTGTCCATGTCCTTGTTCCAAGCAGCAGTCTCATCACACCATGCTAACTCAAACTGTGGGCCACGGAGACGCTCAGGTTCCTCAGCGGAGAAGAACTGTACTTGCGCTCCATTCTCCCATGTTAGTGTACGCTTAGTTGGAGACCACTCAGGGAACCCCATCTTCTTACCTGCGTAGGTTTTGTCACCCTTCCAGCATACCGATAAAAAACCAGATTCACCCTTGACCATAACTCGTTCAATATCTGAGTTAGTAGAAGCTACCGCAGCTATACGCTTAACACCACGCTTAACATTATCTCTAACCCACTCAACGCCTGACCTAGTTTTACCAAATCCACGACCAGCGTTAATGAACCAAGTGTTCCAATCGTCATTGACAGGCTCCAGTTGGTTGTCTCTAGCCCAGAACATCCAGTCATGCTTGAGTTCTTCGGTCTTCTGTGGCCCTAGTTGCTCGAAGATGTCCTTGACCTTACTCTGAGGTAATCCTCTAAGAGCATCGGCAGTTATCATTCTCACAGGTACAAGTGGTTTCGTTTTCGGGGGCATCGTTGTTATATCCTAGTAGCGACATAAGTGTAGAGGCTGCACTCTCGTCTAGGTCGGGGTCAATCTCACGTTCAACTTCGTTTACCGTGTGTGTAGGGGACCAACCGCCCTTACTACGAAGGAATAACTCAGCAGCCTTAAGGTCTCCGTCTAGTGCCTTCTGGACCACTACCTGACCCACTTCTCCGATAGTCTTAAGTTTAACATCTGCTATATCACCACCGTACAACTTATAGAAGGTAGTTAGGCTAGAGGGTGCATCTTGGTATTTCTGGATGCCAGCCAAGATGTCAGCTACAGCCACACCCTGACTGACACCAAGTTTAACAACTTTGGCGATAACATTACTATATGGAAGTTTTTTATTAGAAGCCATTTGCACTACCAAAATAAAGCCCTTCCCCCACTATCGGCATAGTCACGTCTGAGATACAGTTTGACTAGGTTCACTATGGTTGGTTGGGGGAGGAGACTGTGGAGGGTACTAGCGTAGGGGCTGTAGACTACACCTATAGTGTACCTATACCTCTTCTCTACTGGTTGACCTTAACTAAGGACCGGGCGAATACCCCTTCATATATATATAGGGGCCCAAGCTCAAAAAAGTTTCCTAAGAATTTTATTTATTTTTGCATTTTGTTAATTTGTGTGTTATTTATGTCACACCCTAGTGTATGACCGGCGTTTGAGCCACGTGGGGTTAGGTTTAAGCGTGTGTGGTATTTATGTCACACTAATGTTTTTTTTTGTTTTGGATATAGGGGTCGTTAACGGGTCCACCGAATCGTTTCGCGTATAATATCAAGGGTCCCATCGAATGTAAACCCACCCGGGAAAAATAATTTACGCGAGTGACATTTATGCAACAAACGTGATAGACTCTTGACTCTTTTAGGTTTATCTGAGTGGAAACTGCAAATTTAAGCGCGCGGATAGGCGATTCGCCTTACACCTTGCACCCGTTCCATGCAGTCAAATATCGCCTCAGTCTAACTTCAGTTTCACCCGTTCGCGCTATAACCCATTGCACCCGTTAAAAAACACAAATAAGCCTGAGCGCCAATATGCAGCCGTTTTAGACATATAAAAAGATTCTAGCATATACGGACTGGAAAACCATTTAGGCAATATAAACGGCTTACAATGGCTCTCAGCTGCTATTGACCCGGGTGGTCTCATGTGCCAATTTGGCGGTGGACTAATCCGTAATTTAACAGAGGAATCAAACAATGGACCTTGCTTCAAAGTATGTAGAGTCGATTAATCACGAGAATAAACTACTAGAGTCGTTCACAAATAGCATTGCCTGCAATGATACTAGATATCACGAGGGATTATTTAACGAGCTAGCAATGGCTCTTAAAGCAATCACGCCTATTCAAGACTCTTTCAGTTTGGCTATATGGGCAAGCCCTATAGTTGACTCTAAAGACGGGCGGCTCATGGCTATATACACCTGCGCGGATGATCTAGAACGCGGGCGTCGTACCATAGGAAAGCCGGGCAAGTTGCTTAGAAAACTCGCGCCAATAGCAAGTGACTCCGAATGCGCTAAATTCGCTGAAGTATTCAAAGATAAATTTGTGACTCCACTACAGGGATTAGTAGTTAAATCAGGCAATATGCCTGCGGATTTTGCGCGGGTATATACTCAAAAGCAAGCGCCCAAAAGTGACCCGCGCCTAGGCCACGAATTCAAGAGTCTATCTGCTAGCTGCATGAGATACTCATTTGAAAGCCTATCCGGTCACCCGGCGTCAATATACGGCTCAGGCGATTTCGAAATTGCATGGGTTGAGAATAGCGCGGGTGAATTACTTGCGCGGGTGGTGGTGGCGACTCGTAATGGACGCTATGCAGCCGCGCCTATTTACACAAACTCCAATGCCGCCTCAGATATGCTGAAAGAGTATATCAAAGAGAAAAACGCGGCTTGCGATGAGCCTGCAAAAGAGTCTTGGATTAACTGCAAACTGTTGAAAGTTGACGCGGGTATGGGTGGCGACTCTTGGCTCGGTCCCTATTTGGATCAGTACCAATCAATAAAAGATTGCGGCGAATACTTTAGAATTTGCCGCGCTATGAACGCAGAATATTGCTTAGACTCAACTGAGGGAACCGTAGGCGGTTTTGAATATCACTGCGAAAATTGCGGCTGCGGATGCCATGAGGATGAG